ATATTTAAATCTGAAGATAATGGTGAATCTATTGAACAATCTATCCTTGACAAATTAGGAGAAAAGAGTATAAAGTGGGAATCAACGGGAATGTTTAGAGACACTCCCCGTAGAATAACCTATGAGGAGGTTAGTAATGACCGAAGACCTATACAAACAAAAGAGGTCCTTGGAGTTAGGGTGGCAGTATGAGTATAATCAACACGGAAAATATACTCTTAATATGGTCGAAATTGATGAGAAAATTAGAAGTATCATCACTCAGATCAAAGCTGAAGAGTTTAAAGTTGCTGATAGAGAAAACAAAATCAGTGATTCAGCCCCCCAAGTTTCTGTGGCAACTTAGATAAACGCCACATCGCTGAAAACGTACTTTTATGCAGGGATCCCTTGCACTCTATTTAAAAATAACATATAAATTTACCACTATACAAAATTTAAAAAAATTAAATGTAGACGCGTATAGTCGACATCCCCTAGGGACTACATTTATTATATTCTAGGAGGAATATTATGGCAAACACGACATTTACTGGATCAGTCCGATCTGAGAACAATTTTAAAGTTATCAGTAAAGCTGCATCCACAGGACTAGTCTCTGATCGAACGATCGGTGACGGATTGAAAGACTCTCGAAGATATTATCTTGATGAGTGGTTCAATCAACTTCCAGCTATTAACGCTTACCTACAAGGCTCAGAAACAAAAGACTGGGGTAGCATAGCGGACGGCAATGAAGCAACAGAAGACTTAACAGTTACAGGCGCAGCACTAGGAGACTATGCGGTAGCAACAATGAGTATTGATGTTACAGACTTAACTATAACGGCATCAGTAACAGCATCAAACGTAGTTACAGTTGTTTTAGGAAACTTTACAGGTGGCGCAATTGACCTTGGATCTGGAACATTAACAGTTAAAGTTTTTAAAGCTGGTTCAACAGCAACAGGTAAAAACAATAACTTTGAAGTACTAGGTACTAACATGACGACAGCGTTAGCTACTAGAAGTGCTACTTCTGCAGTGGTTACGTTAACAACAGCAGGTGCTGACCAAGACCAAGCAATTTTAGCTCCACACTTAGACAGTGGACAAACTGCTTGGACAGGTGTCAAATGGGGTACTGAAAACCAAGTTACATGGGAAGCTTGCGTTAGAACAAGTGCGGCTATTGATAATCAAAATATTTGGGCGGGGTTGAAAAAAACCAACGTTCCAGAAGTTGCGACTGATACTGAACAAGCATATTTCACATTCTTAACGGATGCGGATAACTCTGGTCAAGCATTTACTGATTTCACTTTACTGCATTTTGTTCACAGTATAGGAGGTACTGATTACATCAGTGCATTGCCTATTACAGTAGCGGCAAGTACAAACTATCACTTGAAAATATCATTTGATAGTGACAGAAAACTGTCAATATTTGTAAATGGTGTTCAATACAACATTACAACTACATCTGGAAGTACAGGTGGTACAGCGGTTACTCAAGGTAATACTAAATCAGCAGCTATAACTAACGATGTGGATTTAATTCCATACGCTGGAATAGAAGCTGGTGACGGTAACGCTGCTGCAATTGACGTATCTTATTGCGCAATTAGCAGATTGTTATTTGAATAATAGTTATTAACAAACTTTAGGATGGGGCTTCGGCCCCATCTAGTAATCTTAATTAAGGAGGGATTATGGCAGACGCAGTACAAGGACCAGATATCTTGCAACAAAATGATGCAAGAGTGGTTATTAAAATAGTAAATGAATCAGACGGAAATGGTGGAACAACAGTTTTTGGTGATGTTTCAGCAATGGCAAAAAATGGCGAAGGCGCATCTTGTCTACACTTAGTATTACAAAGAATTTGGTTTTCTTGTAGTCCTGGAAATGGTTTTGATTCATTCGCACGTTTAGACGAAGAAGATTCAGATGGTGACATTCCAGTTTTAGGTTTAACAGGATCAGGCTATTGGGATTTTAGAGAATTTGGTGGACTAAAAACCGATAAATCATCTAACAGTAACCAAAGTGATGTCAACTTTGTTGTTGCAGGCGCAGCAGATTCTGGAAATATGTATACGGCTATAGCAGAATTTAAGAAGATATATTAGGAGGTAGCGCATGGCGAATACTACTTCTGGAACAGTCACTTTTGACAAAACGTTTTCTGTTGATGAAATTATCAATGAAGCCTATGAGCGTATAGGTTCACAAGTAACTTCTGGATATCAATTAAAAACAGCAAGACGATCTTTAAATATTCTTTTTCAAGAATGGGGCAATAGAGGTTTGCACTACTGGGAAGTAGGAGACACCAATATTGATCTTGTTGAAGGTCAGGCTGAATATATTTTTTATAGAGCATCAACCGATGGAACAAGTGCAACTACAGCAGGTGGAACCAGCGGATCTTCTACTTATGGATTATCAGATATTTTGGAAGCTACCCTTAGATCTGACAAAGGAGATACTGATCAAGCTGATTCTGCTCTTACAAAAACAACACGAGCCACTTATTCTGGTTTAGCTAGTAAATTATCTAAAGGAACTCCTTCTAGATATTTTGTCCAAAGATTAATTGATAAGACAACTGTAACACTTTATCCAACACCCGATTCATCCAATGCATCGAAAGATGTTCATATCTTTTTTGTAAAAAGAATTCAGGATGCAGATGCAACCTATACAGATGCAACGGATACTCCTTATAGATTCATACCTAGTATGACATCAGGATTAGCATTTTATTTAAGTCAAAAATATGCTCCACAAAGAACTCAGGAATTAAAACTGTACTATGAAGACGAATTAGCGCGTGCTTTATCAGAAGATGGGTCTGCTGCGAGCACTTATATAACCCCTAAAACTTATTATCCGAATATATAATGGCATTCGCAAGAGGAAAATACGCAAAAGCAATATCAGACCGATCAGGTATGGAATTTCCATACAATGAAATGCTTAAAGAATGGAATGGAATGTTTGTTCATAAATCTGAATATGAAGCCAAACAACCACAATTAGATCCAAGACCACATGGAGCTGATCCTCAAGCATTGGAAAATGTAAGAACGGATAGAACAGAAAATGATGTAGCTCAATTATTAATCCATGATCCGTTTACCACGTACGCGGCTTCATCAAGCGTAATCAATGTTAATACTCCAAATCATGGATTAACGAGTGGAGATACTTATAGATTTAGAGGAACACCAACAATTGCAGGAGATTATGCAAATCCAGCATCTTTTGACGGCATAGCGGGGTCAAATATTGCAAAAGCAGCAGGGTATGCTATTGTTACTGGCAAGTATGTTAGTGGCTCTAGAGATACAGATTTTACAGACGATTGGTTTTATTTTACTGTAGACACTAGCACGGCTACAACAGGAGGAATTACAGGAGGAGGGTTTCCGGTCTCGGTAGGACCAGCGACTCTAACAGCATAATGGCAGGATTTACTTATTCAACACTTACAACAGCAATTCAGAACTATACGGAAGTTGGAACCGGCGTACTTTCAAGTACGATTACGGATCAATTTATAGATAATTCTGAACTTAGAATACAAAGAGATGTTCCAATTGATGCAGATAGAAAAGAAATGATAGGAAATTTAACTGCTTCAAAAGATAATGTTTATGCTCCAGCTGGAACTTTATTTGTTAGAGGAATACAGGTCTATACTTCAACAACAGCGGCAACAGGGGCTAATAGCTTTTTAGAAAAGAAAGATATTAGCTATTTAAGAGAATATGATGCAGCTGAAACTACTACTGGCACACCAAAATATTATGCTATGTCAGGAGGAGCAGAGGGAAGTGGTGCAACTTCTTCAGGAAGAATTACAATTGTTCCAACACCTTCTTCAGCTTTTATGTACAAAATTCATTATAATGCTAGACCAACAGGATTGAGTTCAGCAAATACAACAACATTTTTAAGTCTTAATTTTGGAAATGGACTTTTATATGCATGCCTAGTAGAAGCATTTAGTTATTTAAAAGGCCCAATGGATATGCTACAATTATACGAACAAAAATATCAAACCGAAGTACAGAAATTCGGTGGAGAACAAATAGGTAGACGAAGAAGAGACGATTATACGGATGGTGAACCACGTATACCCGTTCCTTCTCAAACACCGTAAGGATTAAATTATGGCTAATAAATATCACACTAAACTAAGAAATAAAGCATCAGCAAAAATATTTAAAATTGCAAGTGGTGTTCTAGATAGAAATAAAGCTTCAAAAGAGATGTTTAAAAAAGCTAAAGGTCTAAGAAAAGGTGGAAAAGTATAATGGCAACACTAACAACAACTATTAAAGAAGCAATCACTCTTAACAACATAGATTATGGATCGGAAAGATCTTTAGATATTTCTAGTGTTAATGAAATTACAAAAAGAGTTGTAACCGCATCAACAACAGAATGTGGACTAATAGGATTTTTATCAGCATTAAGTAGTGTTGGTGTAACAGCTAATAAAGTTGGTTATGTTGCAGGAATGTTTGATGACGGTGATGTTAGATATATTAGAATTACAAATTTAGATTCATCCAATCATATTATGTTAACTTTTAGAGATGAAGATAACACAGAATTTAGAATGAAAGTAGATGCTGGTCACTCGTTTATTTATCCAGGTGATAATAGTGGTGGCGTTGTAGATACAATGAAAGCAGCAGGATCAGCTTTAGCTTCAGGTCTTTCTGACTTAGTAGATATTACAGTAGATACAGATACAGCATCTTGTGATGTTGAAGTATTTGTAGGGAGCGCTTAATGGCATCGAGTTATACGGGTCTTGGTACAGAGTTAATGACAACTGGCGAGAACGCCGGTGTCTGGGGAACAACTACCAATACCAATTTACAGATCATTGAACAAATTTCTGGTGGTTATATAGAACAAGATATCGCAGGCG